GTAGAAAGAGAATGTTTGTAACTCCAAATATTTACAATGCTTGGTACGCTAGTTTAACAGCAGTAGCAACAAATGGAGCTGTTGATTACGGACACTCAGAAGCACAAACAGGAAAAGGCAGATTGTTCTTTAGAGGTATTGAGTTAGTTCCTATGTATGTTTGGGATGAGGCTTTAACTGCAAGAACAGGAGCAGATTCTCCTGATATTTTTGGTGTACTTGATTCTGCAGGAGCAGGGTTTACTGCTAAAAATGGTGTAATTTATGCAGCAGTAGATAATTTATTTATAGGTACAGATGTTAATGCACCTGAAAATGAATTAAAAATGTTCTATGATGAGGTATCTGACAACATGTATGTTCGTTCTTACTTTACTATGGGCTTCCAATACGGATGGAGTAGTTTAGTATACGGAGCAACACTTACATCGTAATATTTATAGTAGATAGGGAGGGAGAAATCTCTCCCTAAATACTTTTTTTTAACTTTTAAAAAAGAACAAAATGGCAATAACAAATGGAATAAATATAGATTGTTCTAACTTACAAGCAGCAGGTGGTATACGAAATATTCTTATTAGAACTTGGGCGACTGGAGATGTTGTTTCTTACACTAATACTGCAACTTCTCACGCTATATCTAGTATTGTAGATACAGGAGGCTCAACAGCTACTTGGTTTAATTATGAGTTCAAGAACGAATTACCTTCTTTAACTGTTACTGCAGCTAAAGAGAATGGCTCTACCTCGTATGAATGTGCCTTGAGTTTTATGATGCCTGAAATGACAGATGATAAGATGGCTGTATTACAGCAACTTATGGACACTTGTATGATGGTTATAGCAGTAGGTAATAATGGAAAGAATTATGTTCTAGGTGCTAGTCAGAAGTATAGCAATGAAAAGGCAGAAATCAGAAATCAAACTTTTGCTAGTATGACGGGAGCTGAAGGTGCTTCAGGTGCTGCATATAATGATGATAATGGTTGGACTGTAACTATGGGCTGTAAGCAATATGAGGCTCCAAGAATTTATACAGGTACTTTAACTTTATATTCAGGTGCAAGTCAATCTACTACATCGTAATTAATAATAATATAATAAATAAAATAATATGGCAATAGCAGATGGAATGGCAATTAATTGTTCTGACTTACAAGCAGTAGGTGGAACACGCCTTATAGCAATTAGAGAGTGGGTTTCTACTGATGCGGTTGTTTTTGACGACCCTAATCATGATATAACATCTATAAAAGATAGTGGAGGCTCAACAGCTACTTGGGGAGTTTATGAAAGCAGAATAGAATCTTCTTCTTTAACTATTTCAGCAACTAACGAAGGTAAAGAGTTTACAGCATATGATTGTACTGTGTCGTGGTTCATACCAGGACTTACAGCAGCTCAGTTCAAAGGTCTTCATGACTTTGAAGGTGGTAAATGCTTGATGGTAATGGTTGTAGATAACAATGACAACACTTCAGGTACTACTGCTCCTGCAGGAACTTTTGCAGATAACAAAGTAATTGGAGTGTCTAATACTTTACCAAATCAAGATAATGCTTCAAGAACTCAGCAATTTTGTACTTTAAGATCAGTTGAGGGAGGAACAGGAGCTGCATTTTCTGATGAGATAGGTGTTACTGTTACAGTTGGTTGTATCATGTATGAAACGCCTAGAAATTATGAAGGTACTATCACTTTAGGTGCGACTGGATTAACTTTAACAACAGCTTAATAATTAAGATTAAATAAGAGAGTGTTAGTTAATAACACTTTCTTATTAATATCTTTTTAGTTATGTGCGACTGTAATAAAGAAAGAAGTGTAACTTTGACAAATATATATTTAACTATGGCAGAATATAAAGTAAACAGTAAGGTAATAAAAGGAGTAAGACTAGCAGGTAAAAAAAGTGTAGATTTTAGAACCGAATTAAGCCAAGCAGATTTAGCTTACGCTTATGAGGAATTGAATATAACAGATTGTATAGACAAAATAGAAAAATCAAATGAAAAAAACACTAGCAAAAAATCCAAAGAAAGCTCAAGTAAAGCGAAAAAATCAAAAGACTAATACTTTTGAATTTGGAGTATTTGACCTTACAGTACCTCCAAGTATAACAGAACCTAAAGACCTAAAAGCTCTAAATAATGAGTGGGTTCCTTTTGGTGATGACAATCTCTTTCCTCAGTATTTAGCTGAGTTAAAGCGTAAATCATCTACTCATAGAAGTGTACTAGCACAAAAAACTGTATTTACAAGTGGTGCTAAATTTGTATGTGAGAACGAATCATTAAGAGAATTTATTGAAGATGTAAACGCTGACAAAGAATCTTTGAGAGATGTCTTTAAAAAATTAGCTGACGACTATTATACATTTGGGAACGCATATATGGAGTGCGTTATTTATGATGGTGGAGTTAATTTATACCACCTAGATGCTACGACAGTTAGAATGTCAAAGAGCAAAAAAGAAGTCTATGTAAATCCTGACTGGTGCAAATACTGGAACGTAGATAAAAAAATAAAAAGACTGCCTATATATCCTAGGGTAGCACACAATAAGTTTGTAATTCACTTTAAGGATTACGAGCCTACATTTAACTTTTATGGATTACCTGACTATATAGCTGCACTAGAGCATATCTGTGTGGATTATGAGATAGGTAAATGGAATCATACTAAATTCTTAAATGGCTTCCAACCTTCTGCTATCGTTGAGATTAGCGGAGACATGGGCGAGAAAGAAGCACAAAAAATGGTACATGAAGCTCAAAAGAAGTTTGTAGGAGAAGGAAATAATGGCAAGATATTATTTATTGTAAAAAATGGAGACACATCTCCTGCCAATGTGCAGATTATAAAAGATGATCAAGAGGGTAGTTGGATTGATTTACAACGAATTACCGACCAAAACATTATTACCGCTAATAGATGGCAGCCATCACTTTCAGGTATTGTAAGTTCAGGTAAAATGAATAATACAGGTAGTGAGATTAGAATTGCTTATGACTTAGTAATGACAACAGTAATCAGAGATACATCTGAGTTAATACTAAATGGAATAAGAACAGTTCTTTACAATGAACTTGGCTATGACCCTAAAGATTTAAAGATACATTATGAGCCGCCAATCTCTTACTCTAACGATGTAGACATTAGAGAGGTTCTAACTATAAACGAGCAAAGAGCATTAATTGATGAGGATTTACCTATGTTAGAAGATGGTGATATGTTTGTTGCAGATAGAGAAGTTATAGTTGTTGAAAAAGATGAGGATGGAGACGGAGAGATAGATGAGACAAAAGAAATAACAGTAGAACAATAAGACATGGCTAATACAAGACAATACACAACATTAGTTTCCGCAGGAGAGGTAATTGATAAAACATTTACTAATAAAAATACAGACCCTGTTTTGGTTTCTGAAAACACTATTGTTTTAGCTGAACTAGCACACATTAGACCTCTTTTGGGTGAAAAGTTTTATGCAGAATTAAAGAAGGAACACAATGATGGCACTTTAAGTGCTAATAATCAAGAGTTTATGCAGTATTATTTAGAGGACTGTCTTTCTTGGTTTGTTAGATTTGAAGTGGTTAATGATATAATGAGTAATATATCATCTAGCGGGGTAGTACATAATATAGATGAGTTTTCAAGAATAATAAGTGAAGATACTTATAATACTTTTAAACAAGACACTTACAGAAAGGCAGAGATATTCGCTAATGATATGATGGATTTTTTACATTCAACTGATGAGAGTGGTAATTACCCTACTTATCAGTCTAACAGACCTAACAGCATGAGAGATACATATAAAAATCATGGAATGATATTTTACGATAGTATATATGGATATAATGGAGTTGATGGTTGCTTAAACTGTGGGAATCCTTATTTAAGAGGTGAGTGTAACTGCAATTGTATAGATTGCTAAAAAAATAATAATATGGCATCAAACGAACATAAAAATCTTGTAGACCCGAATATACACAACCCTAAAGGATATGCTGACGCAAATAATGGAACTGTATTATCTAAATTAAATAGTGGAAGTGGATATAACGATGGTGCTTTAAGTTGGATTCCGCAAACTAAAGTGGGAGCTACAAATTATGAGCTTCAAGGTTATTTAACTGGTGCTAATAATTATTTTAAGGGCGAGGATATTGCTAACACTAGATCACCATATTTATTTGGAGAGGATTATGGAGCAAGTACCATAACTACAGGGGTTTCTACAATAGATAATAGTGTTTTGTTTAGAACGGGAATGATTTTTCACGTTGTTGAATCGTCTATAGTAAAGTCAATCAGCGGATATATTACTTCTAATAATGCTAATAACGTGCAAATAGCTATTTGCAAAGTAACTCCTACATCGTCATCTTCTCCTCATGTTATAGATATAATTGATGAGTTTACAGTAACGGGTGGAGGTAGTAATGATGTTTTAGTAGCATTTAACGAAACAGTATTTGTAGCAGATACTTTAACTGCAGGAGACATTCTTTTTCCAATGGTTAGGGAGGATGGTGGAACAGGATCAAATATATATTTAAAAGGAACAATACAATCAGCTTGTTATTAAAAAAATGAAAAATTCAATGAAAGATACGACAGAGGTGCTAGTTGCAAATGGGGGAGTTTTAGGATTAAGTTTGGCAGAGTGTAACGAAATATTACTTTTAGTCAGTACATCATTGGCTATCGTTTTCACACTTTATAAGTTTTTTAAGTTATCCAAAAAGAAATAATATGGCTAAAATTACTTTTACTTTTAAGTCAAATTCTAAGAAAAAAAGGAAGGGCGTTCATTCTAAAAACGCTTCAAAAAGTCAAAATGGCTATAAAAAGAAATACAGAGGTCAAGGCAGGTAAGTGGTATAATGATAGGTTAAGAAATATGGATATTAAACATTTTAAGTTGTCCGAATTTGATTGTCCTACAGATAGCGGATCAGGAGAAAACATGTGTCTTGATTTTTTAAGTAAATTAGACAATGCTAGAGGGTTAGCAGGAGTTCCTTTTAAAATTACGTCAGGATATAGGTCTCCAAAACATAATACATCGGTAGGCGGAGCTTTAAATTCTTCACATATGAATATACCATGTAATGCCTGTGATATAGCAGTACCTGACAGCTCTACTAGATATAAAATTATAGACTCCCTTTTAAAAATGGGGATTAATCGCATTGGAATTGGTAAAAATTTCATACATTGCGACATTGATAAAGAAAAAAGTCCAAATGTTATTTGGCATTATTATTAATTAAAAACAGAAAAAATGAAACAGTACTTAATAAGTAAACTTTTAACTTCAAAGAAGGTATGGCTAGGTATAGCATCTATGGTTGTGCCTTTAATCGCAAAAGCATTAGACGTGGATGAGGCAAGTGTTAGTCAAATATGGTGGTCACTTCTAGCTATGTTATTTGGACAATCTTTTGCGGATTTCGGTAAAGAATCAAAAAAATAATGTATATTTGTATTCCTACTTTGAGTGTTTTCATGGTTGGATAGTTAGTAGTTAAGAGTGAGAGGTTAATAACTTCTCACTTTTTTTTTATATCAATATTTTTTTTTAATAAATTTGAGTATGATAAAAAATGGTAAACGATTAAGACTCACTATAGAGGAGGAAAATCTCATCTATAAGTTTAGAGCAAATTCAATAGATAATTTTAACGACAATACAGCTTTAGATATGCACCTTGCTGAAAGAGGTATAAATAAAAAAGATGTTGTATCTGTAAAACATTGGCAGTCTGCAAGTGGTGAGTTAAGGTTTTCAATAGTAACTAAAGAGGATTGCGGATTAGATGAGAATCAAATATTTGATAATGTTAATAGCTTTATAAAAAAATATTCTCCTGACTATAAAGAAATTAAAAGAAAAAAAGGAAATCATCTTTTAGTAATAAATCCTGCAGACATTCATATAGGAAAGTATGCTAATGAATTAGAGACAGGAGAGGCATATGACTGTGAAACTGCTGTTATGAGAGTTTTAGAGGGCGTTCAAGGCCTTATAGAAAAATCTAAAGGCTTTGATGTTGATAGAATTTTATTTTGCATTGGTAATGATGTCTTACATATAGACAATGTATATAACACTACAACCAAAGGCACACATCAAGATACTGATGGTAAATGGTGGGAGCATTATGAGATAGCCTTAATGTTATATGTTAGAGTGATAGAGATGTTAAGAGAAATAGCTCCTGTAGACGTTTTACACTCAATGAGTAATCATGATTATCAAAGTGGATTTCACTTAGCTCATACTTTAAAATCTTGGTTTAGAAAAGCAAAAGACGTTTCTTTTGATATTAGTGTTGCACATAGAAAATACTATCAATATGGTGAAAATTTAATAGGTTTAGAGCATGGAGATGGTGCAAAAATGGACAAATTACCACTTTTGATGGCACAAGAAAGACCTCAAATGTGGAGTGAAACTAAATACAGATATTGGTATTTGCATCATTTACATCACAAAGTAAAACACAAATGGCTAGACGCTAAAGATTTTATTGGAGTTACTGTAGAGTATATGCGAAGCCCATCTGCATCAGATAGTTGGCACTCACGCAAAGGATTTACAGGAGTTCCAAAAGCCTGTGAGGCATTCTTACACGATAAAGAAAGCGGACAAGTAGCAAGATTAACACATTATTTTTAAATGATAGTTATTTGGCCATCATAATTTAACCCTTTAATAACTCTTTATATAGGGTATTATATACTCTTAAAGATAAATATAAAGAAAAAGTTAAAGATAAATACTAGGTTAAATATAAAGAAATTACACATTTTTTAGAAAAAACTTAGTAAATATTTTGGTAGTTTAAAAATATGTTATATGTTTGCAGAGAATTTTAACTAACTAACTATAAACTTAAAATCTTTACATATGGAAAACTACACACCATTTCAAGATGCCATCATAGCAGATGTAAAAAAGTCTAAAGAAACAGAGATTAAAATATTACGAGAGAACAATCGTAAAATGAAACTAGAAATTATAGAATTAAAGCAAGAACTCAATTATAAAGAAAAGGCAAAGTTACTATTAAATAATATTAACTTTCAAATAAAAGAGTATTTAAAATAACTCTATTAATTAACTAACTATTAACTAAAATTATTAAATCGTGAAAACACAAACGAGTGACATTCTGCGTCACCTAAAACAAGGCAGAAGATTAACACAAAAAGAAGCAATCAACGAGTATGGTGCTTACAGACTAGCAAGTATTATATATTCTCTAAGAAAACGAGGCTACAATATAGAGTCTCAAGACTTAGATGTGCCTACTAGGTATAAAAAACTAGATGGCAGTCCTAAAACAGCTAGTATCGTAGAATATAAACTTAACAACTAATTATTAATTAAATTTTAAAAACAATGAAAAAAATGGAAAACACAACAGAAGTAAAAGAAACTAAAGAGGAAACTTTAAAAAGACTATTCATAGAAAATGGATTAGTTAAAGAAGATGTCTATAAAGACAAAAGAGGTTTTGTAATTATTACAAGAACTGGTATAGACAAGATAGTATCTAAACAAAATATTTCAGTAGCTTATGAGCCTATTGTAATGGAGAAAGACTGGGTTGTAATGAGAGCAACTGCTAGTATGAAAGTAGGTTATAAGGGTAAAGAAGTTAGAAACATGATGAGTTTTGGTGAGGCTTCTGACGCTAATCTAATGGGAGGTGGTAAAAAGTTTCCTGTTGCTATGGCTGAAAAAAGAGCTATGTCAAGAGTTGTTCTTAAGGTTGCAGGATTCTATGAGCAAGGTGTATTTGGTCAAGATGAGATAGTAGACTAATGTCTGATTGGATGGATGAGATTCTTGATGGGAAACCATTAGAAGCAGAACTGTGGAAACTTGGCTACATTGAGAACCTCTTACACAAAACATCAATACCTATAAGTGAACAAGAAGAAATTATGAGTTCTTTAAATGATCTTAGCGATATAGATGCAGATGAGATACTACGAAAAATAAAAGAAAACGAAATACATTCTGACCCAAAACATCAATACGAACAAATGAGAAAGAGTGGAATGTTTAACCCTAAATAAAATAAAATGAAAAATGACTATGACAAAGTAAGAACTTCAAGAAATGAACTTGAGGCAATACTAAGAATAAGAGGAATATCTAAACAGAGATTTGGAAGAATATTAAATATTACAGGATCAACTATAGAGAAGTATATAGAAAATCCTTATCATTTAAGATACTATCAAATGCAAAGACTTGCACAATTTTTAAACATAGAAGTAAAAGATGTTATAGATATTATTGAAATAGATTTAAAAGAAGATTCAATTGTTGTTGAAGGTGAAGATAACTTTAAGGCTGTAGAATCATTAGTAAAACAAAAGACAGATGACGATATATAAATTAGAATTTACTAAAGAAAGAGACGAAATAATTAAGTCTGAAATTTCAAAAAGATACAACTTAACTTGGGAACAAATACAGTCTACAAGTAGAGTAAGGATTGTAGTTGATGCTAGAAGGTTATATTGTGGTATATTAAGAAATATTTTTCGATTAACATTTCAAGAAATTGGAGATATTCTTGATAAAAATCATGCAACTATTATGCACAATATACAACAACATGATGCTTTTGTTAGAATTTTAAAGTCGTATAAAAAAAATTATGACGAAATAGAAAGAACTATGTTGTTAGATGATAATTATTATATCCACGAAGTTGTTGAAGTAGAGAGAAAAATGAACGAGCTTTCTATTAGATTAAAAGATTTAATAGAAAAGAAAAATGAGTATAAATTAAAAATTAAAAACAAAAAAAATGTCAGAAAAAAATTATGTAGCTAGTAGTATAAAAAAAGTAACTACTCAGTATGGAGATTTATTTAACGCTAGTTTTAAAGTAGAAGATTTGCAAAAAATAGCTAAAAAAGGTTGGTGTAATATTACAATAGCAGAAAGGAGAGAGCCTTCTGAGAAAGGTGCTACTCACTATGCTTACGAGAACACATATGAGCCACCAAAAGAAGTAAAGACAGATAAGGCTAAAGATGAGGATGATTTACCATTCTAATCTATGATATAGGTCGGGGAGGTTAGTAATTCAAATTAATAATTCAGCGATTATACTTTGTGAGTGATTACAATTCCTCCCCTTCCTTTTTGACAAACTATTAACTTAAAACACAAAAACACAATGGCGAAAAGATTTACAGATACAGACAAATGGAAAAAAGGTTTTATAAGAAACCTGCCTTCAAAGTATAAATTGTTATGGTTATATATATTAGATGATTGTAATCATGCAGGAATATGGGAAACAGACTTTGAGGTTGCATCAATTAGAATAGGCAGTAAGATAAGCGAGAAAGAAGCTGTCAAGTATTTTGCAGAGCAGATCAAAATATTTGATAATGGTAATAAATGGTTTATAGCAAAGTTTGTAGACTTTCAATATGGCACTCTTAATGAAAACTCAAGACCTCATCAAGCTGTAATTAAAGTATTAGACAAATACGATGTTTACAATATAAAAGGTATTAATCCTGATGATATTGCAGGTTTAGATATAGAAATTAAAAAGCCTACTATTAAAAGATTTGTTGAGCCTACTGTAGACGAGGTTGAAACTTATTGTAATGAAAGAGATAATAGAGTAGATAGTATGAAGTTTCATAATTATTACTCTAGCAATGGTTGGATGGTCGGCAGGAATAAGATGCGAGATTGGAAAAGTGCTGTAAGGCATTGGGAATCAAACACTCCTAAAGATAAAACAGGTAGAAAACAATTATCTAATCAAGATTATAATAAATTTTAATATGAGAACACTAGAAGAAACATTACAAAATGCAACACATATAAAGGTTAGAGATTACAAAAGATATTCTTTTGGTACGCTACAAGAATGCCAAAAACTATTTAAAGATGCTTTTATGCTTGTAGATAAAACTATTACAGAATATAAACATCTTGACGAGTATAATCATGTTATAAGTTGGCTAACAGATACGCAAGGTAAAGGCTTGTTCTTAATAGGTAATTGTGGTAGAGGTAAGTCAGTTATACTTACAGGTGTATTGCCCTTAATATTTAATGCAAAAAAAGGTAAAATACTAAAACCTATTCCCGCTAGAAAGCTGCATAACGTAACAGAATACAAAAGTCCATTCATTGTAATAGATGATATTGGTACTGAAGAAATAGTTAATGATTATGGTACTAAAATAGATGCGGTAGAAAATGCTATATTTGAAGCTGAAGATGATTTAAAGATGCTTTTATTAACATCTAATCTTGATGCTAGTGCAATTAAAGAAAGGTATGGAGAAAGGATATACGACAGGATTAAAAGGCTTTGTAAGGTTGTGTTTATGAAGGGAGAAAGTTTAAGAAAATGAAGATATTAACAACAGTTTGGTTAATAATTATAATAATATGTGTCTTAGAAGCCTATTTTTGTACTAAATTTGCAGATGATGACGAATCTTAAATTAAGATATGATTGAGACTATTACATTAATTTTGTGTATATGGGGTATTAGCTATGCAGTTTTATCCTATGTTATGACTAGAGGAAAAGAAGTAAATAATATAGAAGAAAACATTAAAAAACACGAAACTAGAACGGGAGGTTTGCATAGTGATTACAAGTATGGAGAGGCACATAATAATAAAAAATAAATGACAAAAAGAAAGGGTTATCCAGTATACACAGGTGTGCTTAAGTATTTTCCTGATGCTTTAATGGAGCTTTCAAGAGTATCATTGCAAGGTAATAAACAGCATCATCCTGACAAGCCATTGCATTGGGATAAAAGTAAGAGTACAGATCATTTAGATGCACTTACAAGACATCTTATTGATGCAGATAAAGTAGATGATGATGGTGTGCTACACTTAGCTAAGGTCGCTTGGAGAGGTCTTGCAGCTTTGCAAACTGAATTAGAAAAAATAAAGAAGGATGGGTAGCCCTATCTATAGAGTTATTGTAGAGTATGGTTATAAGAAGAAAGGGTCTGTACGAAAATACAAATATTCTAAGATAGATACATTTGTTTTGACTAATGATATTGAGATGATAAAAAACGATAAAGCGTTGAAAGACAAGGTATTAAGACACACTAAGTCTAGGAATGCTGAGATGGATATAATATATAAAAACATCTATGTTGAGGGACAATATGGAGAAACTACTTACTAATTAAAAACACACTATATGGGAACTATATTATTTGTTATTGTTGCAATTTACTGCATCTTTTTAAACTTAAGAATAAGAGAGGCAGAGAACGAGGTGCTTGATCTTGCATTAGATATTGATGAACTAGAATCAAGAGTCTATAATAAAATGATGGATATTCGTAAAGAAATTAAAGAATCTATAAAAGAAAAAAAAGTTGAGAAACCAAGAAGAAGAAGTACAAAAAGGCGTAGTAAAGTATCTTAAACTAAAATATCCTAATGCTAAGTATTGTGCATCTTTAGGAGGTATAAGGACATCTTTTAAACAAGCAGTAAAGGCTAAGTCTACAGGATATGTTAAAGGCTTTCCTGATTTACAAATCTGCGTTCCTATGGAGAGAGGGGGAGGCAAGGAGGGGGGTGTCTATCACGGATTGTTCTTAGAAATAAAGAAGGATAAAAAATCTTATCCAACCAAAGAGCAGAAAGAATGGATAGCATACCTCAATGAGCAAGGGTATTGTGCTAGGGTTACTAAAGGGTTAGATGAGAGTATAGAAGTTATTGATAACTATTTTAATAAAACGATATGAGTATTAATATATACGAAAGAAAAGATATGAGAGGTGGAGGTTATGCCAAGCGTAAGTTCACCTATGAAGAAGCACAGAAGGTTAGAGCAGACTACAAGACAGGTAAGTACACTCAGCATGATCTAGCATCTATGTATAAGGTAAGTCAGTCCATAATCAATAAGATACTTAGGTTTAAGACTTATGTAAAAATATAAAAGAGGTTGTGTTAGTTTTGGTTGAAAGAAGTCAAGGGAGTAATTTTTCTTGGCTTTTTTTTTATTTTTATTTTTTAAATTTTTCTGTGAAACTGCCCTGAAACTGCTAGGTATTTTGGTTGGTGGTTCCCTGATAGTGACCTTAAAAAATAATTGCTTTTTTATTTGGTTAATTCGTTTTTTTTGTTATTCGTGTGTGCGTTCCTATATATTGCAAACATTAAACATTTTATTTAGAATGAATATAAATTACAAATTATTTATATATTTATTATAAATTATTTGGTAGTTTGTTTTTTTGTTGTATCTTTGCCAAAGATTTAATTAACTAACTAAACTATAAAACAATGACAAAAGCACTTGACACAATTACAAACCTAATTTATATCGCAGGATTTATTTCCTTACTTACTTTTACTATTAACGCTTTTTTAAACTCATAAAAAATAATACAATGACAAATTATAAGATTACCAACAAAAACACAAAGCAAACGCAAATAATGAACGGAAAACAGGCAGCTGATTTTGTAAGAATAAACGATCATACAAAATACAATATCCAAGCAATGACAACTAAAAAAGATAAGATAATATTTAATGTTGTTGCTGTTTGTCTAATGGTTGCTTTGTATTTAGCATTTACGCAACTATTAAACGCAATATAAATAAATAATTAACTAACTATCAAAACACTTTAAAAAATGGACTATATTACACCAATAAAAAACCAACTTAACGAAAAAATGCACGAGGTATGCAATATATTTATGCTAATAGGAACACCAAGAGAAACGCCAAGATATTACAATTTTGGAGGTTTTGATGATGATACAAAAACTTTAAAAATTAAAAGCACTCAAAATGATAATTTATTTTTTACTATTGATTGTAAAAATTTAAATTATGAGTCCTTAACTTTTTTAACTTCAAATAAAAATGAATTTTGGCAGCAATTTAAAGACTATAGAACGAAATTTTTATTAAATAATTATCCAACTATTGACGCATATTAATTAACTAACTAAAAACTTTAAACAATGGACAAACACACACAGAACGACCCGAACAACCCTATCAACTACAAAGAAACTCAAGAAGATAGAGAACACGCAAAAAACGAACTAATTAAGGACACTTTGCAAGGCTTAACAATTAAATATTTAGATGATGACGCCCTTGACTATTTGAGTTGTTCCGATGAGCTAGGACACAAAGACAGCAGCGAAATATTTGACGACCTTTGCGAAGGTGGTTTTTGGAATGTTGAAATAATATACTATTCTAAAGCTATGGAATATTTAAAAGAGCATGATACAAGCCTAGCAGAGTCAGTAGAGATAGCCGCAGAATATGGCTATCAATTAGACACGATCAACAGCGAAACTCTCGCAAGTCTCCACGCATCAAGAAAGAAAGAAAGCGACTATTGGGACTTTGTTGCTCCTGAATTAGACAAAATAAATAAATAATACTAACTATAAAACAATAATAAAATGAAATACAAACTAAAAAAACAAAGATTCTTAAACTATATGTTTGCAGATAAAGAAGACTATCTATATTGGGGTGAATATTTAGCGGAGGAACTAGCAGGAGAGGGCAAGATCAATCTAACACTAGAGGAGATGCTACAATCATCGGGGGATATTCCTGTATACTATTTTGATTTACAAGATGAAAGCGGACACCCCGAGTATATTGATCCGAAAAATGTTAAAATAATTTAATTAATAACTATAAAACA